TGTAGCTTTGCAAAAATTTCTGCATCTTTTCGCAAAATAAACTGCAAAAATAAAAGGTATTGAGATTTAATATACTCATACCTTTTATTAGCCAACTTCCTATTCATTTTTTAATTAACTACTTATTCTGTAAATTCTCCTTCTATAAACATATTAACACCCCAACCTCTTAAATATGCTGCATAAATCCTATGATTGCCATCATCTGTATAGTATTTATTTTCATTTATTTTCGTGGTAAATGCTCCAATAATGTCTTCTGGTTTTTCTGCTAAAAATAACTTTGCTAATCTATCTGGCAAAGGTCTACCATCTAAGAACTTATTCTTAAACACCCAACTATCTCCATATATTTGCTCTATAGGAATTACTTGATTGTATGACTTTCCAATATACCAAGTTTTTTCACATATCTGAGTTTTTTGAGTATCTCCCCAATCATCCCATTCTTCATACTCATCTGGAGAAGCAATTTTTTTATAATGTTCTTCTGGAAATAAAGGTAATCTGTAATACATCTGAGAAAAGAATACTAATAAATTTTCCTTATTCTTCTCTATTTTTTCAAAATGAGAATTAAAGATATCTCTAAACTCTAATAGAGTTAATCTATTCATATATTTCACACTCCTTATACAATAGAATTCTACAATAAATTTGTTTTTTCCTCTATTTTCAATATAACTTACTAATATTCTGTTTATTGCTCAATAATTTATCAATTCTTCTTACTTGATGATTTACGTTAAATGTACCTTTAGTATATTTAAATTAAATTAAATAATTCGTCATACTGTTCCTGATTAATTCTATCTTTTAAAAGGTAAAAATCTAATTTATTCAATATATCTTTCTTATCATAAGTTCCACCTTCTATTACTCTTTTTATTAAAAAATAAATCATTATTTAACCCCCATTTCGAATAATCCCATTCTATAATCCAAATCTAGGAGCATAGAAGAATTTTGCAATTCAGGATTGTTTTTAAATTTATATTCCTCATATTTTTCTTTTCCTAATTCTAATGCTTTTAATGCTTCTTCTCTACTTTCAAATTCCATTCCTTCTATCCATTTATTAGTTTGATCTATTTCTTCTATTGAATATTTAAATTTCAACTCATTTAATTTATTTACCCATTCTTCTTTTTCTTCATTAGAATCTACATAAACTATTCTTTCTTCATTAAATTCATTATAAATTATTTTATATTTATTCAATACAACTTTGTTTCCTGCCATGCTAATCATAAAATCACCTCTATATATTTTTATTATTTTCTAAAGTATTAGAAGGTCCCTGATTATAAATAACCTTACCAAAAGTATAATTACTAACAACTAAATTATTTCCTCCAGAAATCCTTATTGTATGTTGAGAAGATGAATAATCCCCTACATTACCTTCACCTCTGATTATAAGATTATTACACACGCTGTTTTTATCTCCACCTATATAAACTCCAATGCCACAATTTTTAAACGCATTAGACTCTATTATGTTTTTCTCTCCATTCAAATCAATACCATCAAGATTTACATTTTCTAATATATTATTAGATAAGATATTAAACCAAGCTACATGACCAAACGGTAATTTATTAAAAAGTATTCCATTTTGATCACAATTATAAATAAAATTATTTCTAACAATACATTTTTCTGCTCCATAAAGATATATTGCACTATACTTAGAATTCTGTATTACACAATTTTCTACGATATTATTTTTACCATCGTATACAATTATAGAATTATTATAATTTGATGTGTATGTGTTTTTTAACCCATCTAAAAATAAATTAGAAACTATACAATTTTCAACATTATCAAGGAGTATCAAAGGTTGTTTGTCTTTCGAACTGTTATATGATCTAATTAACTTTGTAGAACTTCCGTTTCCTGATATTTTAACATTAGATTTATTAACTATTATAGGAGATTTTATTTTATAACTACCATCTAATATTATTATTTCTCCACCATTGCTAGGCAAATTACTTATAGCTTCATTTATTTGTATTTCGTCATCTGCTCCATCACATAAATAATCACAATCTGAAGAAGTCCATCCAGAAGTTGAAATCCCTATAATTAACCTTGTACTTTTTGTGATTCTATTTTTCAAATCATTAGTAAGTGTAGTTACTTCATCTTTGTATAAATCAAAGACAGTTTTTTCTAATTTATTCTTCGCTAAATTATCCATCTGTGTAGTTGTGTTTGTCTTATATTGATTAAATTCAGTTTTTGATACTTTTTTTAAATCTGCATAATCTTTAGCATTTTGTTCTGCTGTATCTGCTTTTGTCTTAGCTCCATCAGGAGTTTCTTTTCCAGCAACTTTACTATCAATTTTCACTATTTCACTGTCCGTATAGCTCTTAGCATTAGACTCAGCTTTGTTTGCTTTAGTTTGAGCTTCTACTGGAGTTTCTTTAGCATCAACTTCTGCCTTTATCGTTTTTATCTGTGTATTTATTTCATTAATAGCCCCTGCATATGTTTTATCTCCTGTTTCTAAGTTATCATTTGTTGAAGTACCTGCTTTTACACTCTCCACATTTCTTTTTAGATGAACTGTATTTTCTAGAAGAGTTTTAAACATAGGATTTATAGTATCTGCATGAACAGAATCATCAATTTGAATTTTTCTAAGTGTTTCTAAAAATGCAGGGTCTTGTGGTATTTTAAAGTTTGCCACTGTAATCACCTCCTAAAATTTATCATCAATTTCAAAGACCATAGGCATATCCTTGTCCTTTGTTTTGTTGGCAAATGATTTTATTGCTATGAAGTCTCCTTCTGAGTCAATGAGTCCTACTTCATTTATTGTCTGTCCTGCTAATTCTGCTTTTTCTAATCTACATACATATCTACAGCCAGTACCTATTATTGTATGACTATCTATGTTTTTTCTAAGTAATTCATTTTTAAGTGAATTAACACTTGATGCTTGATCTATAGGGTCTCCATCTGAATCAAAGGTAGTCCCATCTCCAAAAGCTATCTGATTTATAGCTGGAAGTGAAATGTCTCCAGCTCTTGCTTTTGCTAGTTTAATTTTACCTATATTCGTTATAACTGCCATTATAGAACCTCCTTAATTATCTCTGAATTGAATTTTCTCGAACCATCAAATCTGTATGTGCCATCAAAATATCCTAAGTTCTTTTCTATTTTTAATACTACATCTTGGCTATTTTTATTTTTAATTTCAAGTTTATTTACTAGACTTGTATCAATATGATTTGTGTTATTTATTTCTAATTCTTCTTTTTGATTTATTTCTATATGCTCATTATTATCAAACTCAATTCTAAAGCCATATACAGGCAATGAGCTTGCTTGTTTAACTTCTCTTACTACCTCTTTAACTATCTCTAAATCATTAAGAGATTCAGTATTATCAACACCTAGAAAAACCATGAATTCAGCCCAATGAGCAGTATCTTTTTTTATTGTATTAAATTTATTTTTTCCATCAAATTTAATATTTCCATCAAAATTATTACTGTTTCCTTTAGAAGAGCCTACTGGATTTATTATTACATCATCATAACCCATGCTCTCAAGTGCCTTTATAATCCCATATTTTGTGCCTGCTCTTTGTGATACTTCTCTTTTCATCAGTAATCTTTTTCTATATTGCTCATCAGTTTCATTTGAGAATCTTGGCATTCTTCTATCTTTTCCAAGCTCATCAAGTGCTTTTGACTTACTTGTTAGTATCATGCTCTGTCTTCTTAAATTGAAAATATCCTGTTTTATATCATCACATATTTTTCCTAATACTTTGAAGAGAATATGTATATCATTGGTTTCCTTTTTGGCTCTTTTAAGTGGAGCATTAAGTAAGTAATACATATAATCTGAAAATTTATCAAACATATCTTACACCCTAACTATGCTTATATTTAAATTTCCAAGCTGTAATAGTTTTTTATTGTCCAGTATTATATCATCAGCAGGAGTATTGATTTTTATATTTTCTACATTCTCAATATTCATTAGATCATGACTTAGCTTTGCTTTATATAACTTATTTATATTTGTATTCTTAAATTTGAATAGTTCTTTTATAGTTTCATTAGTTTTTGCTTTTATTGAAGCTTCAGCTACAAATTTAGGTATGTATATACTTACATCTATATCCTGCTTAACTATTTGTGGACCATATATTAAAATATCATCATAAGGTCCTTTAATTAAATCTACTGCTTTTTTTACTTCATCAATAAGAGCTTGAGTAGGATTTCCAGCAGTTCCAGTAATTATAATGTCTATCGTTCCTTGACCTCTTGGGTGCATATCATCAACTATAACATTCACAACACCAGTTACATTTCTAGCAACTGATTTATACTTTGGTCCTGTTGGTAGTGCTGCTAATTCATCCCATGAGTTTATGCATCTTTCTCTAAACGCTTCATCGTCTTCCTCATCAGTCCCCTCTTGCAAGAGCCAACCTTCTTCATTTATTAATTCATCAATTCCCTCTATGTGCTGAAGAGATTTAACTATTGAACCTGGTGAAATATTATACTCTTTTCCTGGCTTTTCAGCTTCAACTAAAACCTTTATTTCTTTTTCATAATCTTGCATATATGTATTCTCAAGTGAAATAAATCTATATTCTTTTTTGTTTAAGTCCAAGTTTGTTTTGAATATATATCCCTTTGGTATTATCAAAGTTCCATTTAGTTTATTTCTTTTAAGAGTTATATTTCCTTTTGCTTTAGTAGCTACTTTTCTAGCCTTTGTATAATCTGCTGCTTTAAAATCTAACCACTTACCTGTTGATGAATTTAAATACATAGTTGGAATAATCCATCTTATTAGCTTTATTAGTTCTATTCTAATTTGAAGAAATATCATTATTATAGTTTTGAATATTCCTCCATTTTGAAAATTTGTGATTTTAAAGCCCTCATCAATGAGTTGATTCTCAATGTCTTTTTCTAAATCATCAATATCAGGAACTGGTATAATTTCATTTAATGTTTTTTCATCCATTACACTGTCACCACCTCTACTTTAAGTCTATCTAATGATATATTGATACTTAGCTCTTCATCTATTCCAGACACTTTAAATTTAGTTAATATTGATATTTTATCTTTTTCCCAACTAATTAAAGTTACTATAGAATCTACATCTATAATCTCTTTTTTTGAAAGCTTGTTTTTTATTCGTTGCTTTATTTCAAGCTTTGTGAGTTCACTATCCTGGCTTTGTATAAAATCATGTAGTGACCATCCATAAGTCTCATCATAAAATAAATCTCCTTCATAAGTTATTGCTTCATTCTTTATATCTTGAATAAAACATTCCAGTTCTGAAACTGTTTCTAAATCTCCACTTGCTGTTGCTATAAAGATTCCCTGTTCATTTAGTTTAATATCAGTCCCATACAGATTCATACTTTAACTATCCTTTCCCAAAATATATGGACTGCTTAAATCTCCATATAAAAAGCTAACTATTACAATATCTCCTTCTTCATATCTTTCAAAAACTTCAACTTCATCATAAACCGTGGTTCTATCAGGGTATTTATCAGTTAATTTAATTTCATTTCCTAGCTTTAAATTATTTGTCTTAACTCTTGGAATTTCCTTATACTTAGAATCTGTACTTCCACTTTTATCAAGTATTCTAATATTTACATACTCACCCTTTTTATAAACTGTAGTTATCTTAGCCTTTACTAGATAAGGTATATTGTCCATGTGAGGATAATTCTTCTTCATGAAAAGTTTTATAGTGTTTTCAATCATATCCTTTAAATTCATTTCATCACCCTCTAAAGTGAATTTTTGACCTTAAAAACCCATTTGAGTTAATAGAAAAATGAACCTTATCTACTTTAAATTCTCCACTTATTTTAGGATGATTAACTATTATCAAATCAGAATGTTCTATAAATGGAGCTGATATAGTTTCAAGTATCCATATTCCATTTTCAAAGGTTAAATCTATTATGTTTTCTCCATATTCAAATTCATAAATTTTATCTTGATTCTTATTTTCACCCCAATAGAACTTTCCATCTGTATCAAAGTAAAAATCTAAGTTTATATCCCAAATACTATGAACTTGTTTAATTAAATTGATTACATTCCTCTCTGATATAACAACCATATTTTTTTTAGAGAATGCTTTTTTACTTAACTTAAAATCAGTTATTCCTGCTTTTTCAAGTCCAAATTTTATTATCTCTTGTGGATCTGCATCTAAAAATATTTCATTTATTTTTGTTTCTTCTAACTTGAGCATTTCATCTTTTAATATAATTTCATCATCTGATGCCATATCAATATTCACAGAGTTCTTAACATATCCACAGAATACATTTCTAAAAGCTCCATTATATCCAAGCTTAATAATTGCTTTATCCATTTTATTAAAGTTCATGATCTCAACCATTTTATGAGAAAAACTTATCTTAGCCCAATCAAAGTAAGATTCTCTTGATGAATACACATCTAGTTCAACTCCTTCATTAAAAGAGTAGTTTCCAATTTGAATATTAATTTCTGGATAAAAGAAATCTTTATTATTCAAAAGCATCACCTATCCTTTTTTATTTTTAAAATATTCAAATAATTTTAATCATTATCTTTTGCTGGAGTATGTTTTGTTTTCTCAAGCTTAGGGGCATTACCTCTAGTTTTCAAATACTCTTCATATTCTCTAGATACTCCTGAAGAATTATTATTAGTAGCTTTTGAAGTTTTCTTTGAGGATGCTGTTTTAGCTGACTTTTTATTAGTAGCCTTTATATTTATAGGTATGTACTCCCAAAATTCACAAGATATTAAAAGTTCATCTGACTTATTAGTTTCTTTTGAAGAAAGCTTTTTAAATATAATGTTGTTTATCCCTCTAATATTCAAATGTTTATTTACAACTTCATAAACTAAAGGCTTTTTCTGATTTGGCTTTTTAAAAATATTCTGTATTTTCTCAAGCTTTGTAAATTCATCTTCTATATCATCAGCAACCAATAAAATTCCTAAGTTTATCTTTGCATCTTCATACCCTGTTGCTTGTTTTGGTTTTACACTCTTACCCTTTACATCTACTTCATCCACCTTAGCAGTAGCATCTATCTCCATTTGTCTAAATATACCTGGCAGGATAATTCCTCCCACTTTTATTCCTGATTCATCAACAATAATCATCTAACCACCTACTATTCAGTTACTACATTTGCTTGAGTGTAATCTTGAAAATCCTTTATTAGTTTTATTAAATTTGATACATCCTTTATTTGACTCCAATCCACATTTAAATAAATATTTTGAGTTACATTTTTGCTATCATCTTTTTCAGCTTTGACTTCTCTACTTTCCTTTTCTTCCTCTTTAAGTATTTCTTTTAAGTTTATTTTCTCAATTTTTCTTTCACTTTTAAATTTTGGTATTTCTTCCTCTGCACTTGAAGAAATATCTAAAGATCCTATTGAAGAAAAAGCTGCATTCGTAGTCTTATATGGTAAATCTTTTGTTTGCTCCATACCTGTGTTGATTGTTTCAAATACTCTTCTTCCTGATAATGTTAAAGTTGATAAAGGACCTTCCTTTGCATCTGAAAATGGTAGAAGCTTTCTTGCTTTACCAAGTGCTCCTTTTATTGCTTCATAAGGCTTACTAGCCATTGACTTAATACCTTCAACAAAGGTTAGCATTATTTTCTTTCCTGAATTTTTAAAATCACCAAGTTTTCCTAGAATATAATTTTTTATACTTCCTATTGCATTTTTGAATACATTTATTAAAGAATTAATATGAGCTTTTGCACCATTTACTGAACTATTAAAAACTGTCCTTATAACACTTGATACCTTATCCCAGTTCTTCCATAATAGATATAAAACTGCAATTAAAGCTATTATACCTACTACAATCCAAGTTATTGGATTAGCAAGTAGTGCTGATGTAAATGACCATACTGAAGCGATTAATCCTGGCATTGCTTGAGCTGCTGTTATAACTGCTTGTTTTGCCATATTCCAAAGTCCAGATACGAACCTTCTAATCCCATTCGCAGCAGTTTTTATTAATTGCCACCCAAACTTAGCGACTTTAGTTATTAGTTTAAGCAACCACCGTCCTGCTGATTTAAGAGCTGGTCCCATTTCTCTAATAGCTCTTCTGAATAACTTTACTGTGCTTATTGTTCCCATTATGAGCATTCCCAAGGTTCCAATTATAGCAAGTAATGTTCCTATAATTGTTATAGATACACCTATAAATAGTAATACGTTCATTATCGCCTTAACTAATCCTTGATTTTTATCTATCCAATCACTTATAACTTTAAGAATCTCTTTTCCTTTTTTCATCCACTTAACAACTGTTGGAAGTAGCTGATTTCCTATCTCTTCTTTAACATTGTGAAGTTGTTGTTTTAAAAGCTCATATTGCTCTCCTTCTGTTTGATTTATTGCATCAGCCATATCCTTTGCAACATTTGTACCTTGTCCCAGACTTGAATTCATACTAATAATATTTTCTTCAAGATTCCCTGTTTTATTGTAAAGAAGATCTACAAGCTGAACAGCTTCTTCTGTTCCAAATGCTTTTTGAAGTTTCATCTTTTCGGCTGCATCCATTGTTTCTCCAAATTTACCTTTTAACTTTGTAAGTATTTCAGGCATTGATAATAGTTGATTATTTGAATCTACAAAAGAAAGCCCTAATTCTTCTCCAGCCTTTGCAGCACTCTTAACAAATGCCTTATACTTTGTTCCAGCTTCTCCACCTGGCATTGTAGCTTGAAGCATACCAAGAATAGATAATTGTTCTTCAAGAGGAACATTTGCAGATGTGGCTGAAGCTCCAAGTGTAGATATTGCTTGTGCCATTTGTGAACCTGTTGTTTTAAATTGTTGTACTGATTTGGATATACCTGCACTAAACATTTCACCAAATTCTATATCACTCATATCTTTGTAAAAGTCTTTGTATATACCATATCCAGTTGCAAATAAACTTGTCATTTCTTCCGTAGTCGCCTTTGTTCCTTTTGCTGTCATACCTGCTATTTCTGTATACTTTCCTACGGCTTCATCAGAGAGTGAAGATATACCTGATTTTATATCGTATGCAGCAGTTATAAAGTCTGATTTAGTAGTCCCTGCCCATTTATCACTAAAGTCTCTAGCTGATTTTTCTAATGTTTCTAAATCTCTAACTCCAACAGAAGAAAGTTCTCCTAGTGCTTTTTTAGTTTCAAATGTTGCTTTAACAGGTGATAAAACTCCTTTTGTTATTTCAGCTCCAAGTGTACTCATAACTGCTCCAGTTTTAGCCATAGACGAAAAGCTTTGCTGCATTCTGTCTATATTGCTAACATTTTCGTTTATGCAAGAATTTATTCTTGCTGATGGTCCTGATAGATTATCAACCATATTAACCATTACTGAAAGTCTGTAAATTGATTCTAAGCCAATATTGCTCACCTCCTTGCATTATCTGTTAAAATGTGGATATAATATAAATAAAAGAGGAGGTCTTATCATGTTTGGAATATATTTTGCATTAAAGGTTCTTATGTTTGCAGGCTGTATATCAATAGTTATATGTGCTATTGTAGCAATATTTATAATTGCATTTTGTACTCCTTATTGGCTTTGGCTTGGAATATATATTGATGAAAATGATTTACCTAAAAGCTTTAGAGAAAACGAACCAATAAGAAATAGTATTAAATATGCTGCTAAATTCTATATAGATCTTATTCATTTTAGAAAACCAACTCTTTAATCTGTATTTAGATTTGAGTTGGTTTTCTTTTACTTATTTTTCTTCTCCAAATACTTTTGATATTGCTCTAGCCATCACATCTTCTTCCATTTTCTGAATAAACTTTGCCTTTGCAACATTTTCTAAGAACTCTTCTATCTCCATATTACCAATGTCTTTATTTAAGTATCTGTAGATTAAAAGCTCTCCTGCATCTAAAAAATTTTCTCTTATTTCATTAAGCTTTGAATCTACAATTTCATCAAATTTATATTGTTACTATGTCCCATCAATTTTAGTAATTGTTCAGCAATAGAAGATGATATTGCTGGATACTCTTCCATAGTCTCATTAAGACTTTGTTTATGCTCTTCTATTACTGTACTTTTTAATAAGTTACCCATAGCTTTGGTTGGATTCTTTGACATTTCCTTTATGAATCTATTGTATTCAACTGTTTTTGGCTTTTTAAATATGATTGCCACTTCCTTAGTATCTTCATTATCACCAGCTTCAAGCTCAGTAGTAACCTTATATATTTTTCCATATCTTTCTTTTATTTCATCAATATTAATATTTTGATTTTTACTGTTATCCATTTTTCATACCTCCAATATATTTCATTATTTTTTGCAATTTTTGCGAATCTCTTAAACTGCTTTAACACCACTACGGTCAATTACACCTGCTATTATAAAATCTACATCTACTTTTAAGCTTTTATCTCCTTGTCCTGATTTATTAGAACTCTTTGTAAATGTTATTATTGGTAATACATCTGTTTGAACTGGATAATTATCATTAGCATAGTTGACTACTATTTTAGGTATTTCAAGTTCATAAAGCCCTACTTTTTGCTTTTTGCAATATTCAAGTAATTCATTGAATTCCTCTCTATATAGGCTTAACTTTCCACTTGCCTTATAATTACCTGTACCATACCCTCGTGGTCTATTTCCTTTTCCATAATAGACTTCTTTTTCAAGTTCATCATCATAGCTAATCTCTTGAACTTCAATATCCATTCCTGGAAGCTTAATACTTACATCAGACCAATCAAAATGCCTTCCATTAATTCTGCTCACAAGCTCACCTACTTTCTATATAAATGGATTTTCCATTCCAAACTCTATTTCAATTTCTCTCATTATCGCTCTTGGAACTGCTCTTATTTTCATTTCTAGCTTTGATGTTCCAATTATATCTTGACCCTCTGGAACTATTACTCTTGCAGAAATTAAATCCTTATCTTTAACCATTCTTTCAATTGGAACTTGAATAAACTCAGTAAATGCTTTAATACTTCCTTCCTGATCCGTTGGATCTATTTGACTATGAATATTAGTAAGGGCTTCTTTTCTCGTTTCCTTAACTGCTTTATTCATAGTTCTTACAAGTTCTGCATACTGATAATCTGAACCATCAGGAGCAAACATCCTCGCATTAGTTACATAGAATCCATTTAAACCAATATATTGTCTAAAGGTTACATAATTATTTTCATCTAAGGTTTGAATATAATCTTCTATACCTTCAGGTAAAAGCTTCATTACTCCACTTAGTGGAAACTCTCTAACTTCTCCAATAGACTGACTTACTCTAGCTCTACTATAAAGACCACATATAAGACCTGCTCCATTTGTATCTCTGATTTTTCCATCCATTGCGGTAAATTCAACTCTAGCTGGAATTACTTGAATTTTATATGAGCTTACAGCTTTTCTTTCTTCCAAAAGTGATTGAACATATGTATCTAAGTCTTCATCACTTGCCTTGTTTCTTGCTTCGCAAAGAAAGAATATCGGTTTATGAAAAATGCTGAATAAGTTTTCAGCTTCTACTGCCAAAGCTGCCCATAATGTTTTTGTTGATTCTCCAACTATATGTATATATTCAAATTCCAAAGTTAAATTTTTAAGAATATTAACTGCATCTAGTACATCTTTATTGCTCATAGTAGGAGCTTTAGTCTTGAACTTGAATGTATCTCCATCTTTAAATGTATTTTTAGGATTAGAGCTTTGAGTGAATGTTATTTTTACTCCAGTACCTTCTAAATTGATTATTCCATCAACTGCAACCGTTGCAGTTTGTGTATAATTATCTCCACCATCTAGTGAGTATTTATATGTAGCTTTATTAAGTTCTCCACCCTCTATTATTTTGATAACTATCTCGTATTCATTATTAGGCTTTCCTGATGTTGCATAAGTTCCTTCACCAGAACCCTCTTTTGTAACATCTGATATACTACCTTCTACTGAAGGATTTACAGGAATACAATATACAAGTGATGAACCAAGTGAAATACTGTCCATAACCGAATCAGCAAGTGGACTTATTCCCAGCTTTTCTTTTATCTTTTTTGCATCCATACCATTAGTTATAGTTACTAATTTATTTGGAGTTTTGGGTGATGCTCCAATCTTTACATGAACCCCTTCTCCTTTTACATTGGAGATTCCAAGTCCTCCATCTTTTACATTTATCCTTACATCATTTAAAGGCATTATTTATCCACCACCTTATTAATAGGAGAATTTAAATACTCTTTTGCTGCTTCTTTAAACTCTTCTTCAGTTACCATTTTTCCTGTACTCCAATTTTTATAAGCTTTAAGCCCTGCAAACACAGAAAAATATATATTGTGCTTTACTCTAAGCTCTTCTATTAAAAATAATTCTTCATTAGTTTTAGAGCTATTAGCTTCATCTGCTTTACTCATATAATCACCACCCTACTTTTCAATTTCAGTTTTAATATCAACTTCTTTGATTTTCTCAAACTCAATATCTTTATATATTCCACCTATAAACTGAATTAATATTTGAACTGCTACCTTGCTTTTTAAGATACTATCCTTTTGTTCAACCCAATCACTATCAAGAAGTTCAATTTCAATATAATTACCATTTTCATCATCAATTCCAAAGTCTAAATCATCTAAGAAACGATTAAAGATTTCTTCACATTTTTCTTGACAATATTCTCCAATGGTTACTGAAAACTTAGTAATTCTTTTATATTTCTTTACTCTTTTTACTTTAAGCTCAGATTCATTAGTATAAATCTTTTTAGATCCATCTTTATCAAACTTCTCGCCTTCAAATAAAACTGCTCCAATATGACTTTCATTTGATATTTTCATTTCTTTTGAGGATGTATAAATTCTACTTTTGATTCCTGCATCTTTAAGTTTTTCTATGAGATAATCCTTGTATTTTCCAATCATTATTCAACATGCTCCTGTATTTTTTCTTCAAGTGTAGCTCTAATTTCAACCATATCGCCTCTGCTAATTCCAATGTATTTTCTTTTAGGCATTGTGATTTTAACTTCTTTTTTTCTAATCCATCTCTCTCCTATTTTAAAGACTAATCCTTTAGAAGTTGTAGCTCTTATTGTCCACTCTCCACCTTCTTGCATTGTATTTGCATAAATCTTATTAGTACCTACTGCAAATCCTGTAGCATTAGCTTGTGAACTTATAGAATTTTTAAGATCAGCAGTTTTTGAAAGAGTTTTTCCTCCTTCGTTTTCTGCTCTTATAGATGCCTGCCACTTATTACCCTCTGGATCTTCTTCATTTTGGAATCTTCCTTGAGTTGATTCTCTTAGAGCTTCACCTAAAGTTTGATTAAGACCTATAGTATTGAAATTTCTAAGATTTGAAAGTGTACTTGTTAACCTTTGAATATCTCCATCTAATCTAATTCCACTCATTACATACCTCTTAGGGTATCTCTGCTAAACAGTCTTTTATTTGAATTTATATTAAAGCTTTGAATTGCTCTTTCTTGTGGCTTTTCAATTCCTATATCAATAATTCCTTTTGCAACATTTTCTAAAAATCTAACTGCACTTTTGTATCTTGTTAGATAGTTACTTTCTCTTTCTTGTGTATCAATACCAATTCTTGAAAAAATATTATATAGAGCTATGTCCTTAGAAATTTTATTAATCATCTTTGGAATTTTTATTAGAGGAACTGGATACCTTTTATTCAGGTATCCATCTATCTCACCATCAGCATCCATTATTGCACTTTCAATAATAGGCTGTATCTTTTCTTCTCTTTCAGCTTCATCTTCTATATACTCATTTCCAATTAACTGATTAAGTGAATCTTCTTTAATCATTTCCCTTACTTCTTCAATGTTACAATACATTTAATCACATCCTACGAGCTTGGTTTATCTTCTTTTCCAGTTGAACCAAAAGCAAGCTGCCATAATCCATAACCTGCATTATCTCTACTATCTACTCCATAGATATATTCCTTTTGGAAAAACACATTATCATCAGTAGCCTTATTCTTTGCTACAATCTGAGGTTTTTTCCTTTGTTGGAAAATCAGTGGTTTTATTGGCTTTGTTGTATCTAATAAGTACCATGCATCTGGCTCATCGCTAAGATCTGGTACAACTAATAATTTAGCTGTATCCTTATAAATATTTGTGCTTCCATTTACTCTTTCAGCAAATAGAATTTCCTTTGCTTTACTTTCAAGCTGAGGTGGTACTACTAAAAGAGCAGGCTTAACTTTTAATGGTTTTCCTTGGTCATCCTTTAAGCTCATCATAGAAGCTCTAGCATCTCCATAAGTTTCAGCAGTTAATTTATAAGTAGATTTATTGCTCTGCTGTCCACTTTTACCTTCTTTATGTTCCGTAGTAAAGAACGGTTTACCATCATAACACTTGTTTTTGAATCCATTCTTTAAGAGATCAAATACAAGCTCATCAGGATGTATTGCTGCTGAATCTCCTAATGATTGAATTAATGGATTATAAATTCCTAAAGTATCATCTTCTATATCATTTCTATCTACTGCAATAGTCAATTCAAAATCCTTATTTTTGATTGTATATTCAGAAGCTCCTAAATTTTGAATTACTCTATCTCCTATCCATTCTCTCATTCTTGGTATTTTACCTAACCACTTATAATTTTCTGATGATGTTGCTGAAGGAATTAATGTTGCTATTTCCTTATATAGTGGTTTGGCCTCTGCAAATGCCTTATTATATATGACCCTAAAACTTTGATATATTCCTTGTACTGCCTGTTGATTTACTAACATAAATTCACTCTCCCTTTATTATTCTGTTACAACCCATACTCCATCATTTTCAACACCTACAACTTTTCCTGCTACAGTTCTTGCTTTTGAATTATCAGATATAGAGACTGTGCAATCATCAACTATGTAACAATTTTTAAATAAGTCTTCTTCACTTACAGAATTAGATGTATCGTTATTCCATTTAAAGCATCCTTTTTTCACTCTTATAGTTTTATCTGCTAATCCACCTGTATTATCTACAAACTGCTGTGCTCTTCCAACAGGTATAATATCAGTAGCTTCTTTTCCTGGTATTGCATATCCATTTTCTATTACAACTAAGCTTCCTTCATATATCTTTGTATCTGCTTTTACTGGAATAAAAAACTCATTGGATATTAACAGTTTTTCTTCTGTGTTTCTTCCTTGAGTAAGTGCCATTTCTATTTCTCCTTTCCATACTTTTCAATATCTTCTTGACTAACACCAAGCATTTTATTAATGCTCATTGTTAGATTTGAATTTTGTGTTACTTGCTTAGGATCTCCTATATTTAATTCTCCTAGAGGAACTACTTGAGGAGCATTTTCTATAAACTTTTCAAATCCTTTCGGATCTTTTAGTGCTATTTCTTCAAAGAACTCTTTTTGTGCTGGAGTTATTTTGCCTGACTTTAGTGCTACCTCAACTAAATCATCACTCTCCTTCTTTTGAATTTTTTGTGCAAGTTCATTAAACTTCTCAATTGTTACATAGCCTGCTGGATTTTTAAGAGCAATTAACTTTCCAGTTACATCTTCAATTTTTGCATCTTCCTTTAAATCAAGCATTTCAAGAATGGCTTTATTTGCTACTATCTCACCTTCATTTGAATTACTTGACTTTAATTTTTTTAGTTCTTCAAGAATCTGTTCCTCTGTTGCATCTTCTGAAAGTCCCATTAATTTTGCAATTTCTTTTAATAAATCCATTTCATCATCTCCCTCTTCATCAAAATCATTTATTTTATTTATAATTTGCTCCATATTATCAATAGCTGGAGTATTAGTAAGAGCTACGGAATGAAGTATTACTGCTTTATTATCACTTTTTCTTTTTAAGACTACTGGTGATAAATACTTGTATTCCTTATTAGATAGATATTCTTTTGCCTTTGATGTCCACTCTACCTTTGCAACTATTGCTCCTTCTTCAAATTCAAAATCTTTTATCCATCCTGCTGCTGGAGCTTGTACATTATCTAAAGTTTGATGTTCATAATCTACTACAATTTCAAGTCCTCTTGATTTGAAATGACTGTGCATACAATCAAAGCTTTCCTTATCTACTATAAAATCTCCCTTTTGAGATTTAACAAGTCCAACTGGAAGTATCTTAATTTGATCTAATGCTCCATTTATATCAATGGAATTTGCCACAACCAAAAGATTCTTTTTCTTATTCTTCATATTTAACCTCCAATCATTATGCATATATACCGTTATAACACCGTTACTTTGCGTTATTTTTATGTTTTAGGTTATTAGTCTATAATTTACTCATTGTATTGTATAATTTCCGTTATAGAGCCTTCAAATGCTTAAACTTGTTATTTTTCCCATAACATTAGAAAATTATTCATATTTTTTTAAATAAAAGCTAGTATTTCCAAGTGTTATATTACTTTTTGCCTTCATTTCTTTTCTCATATGCACTTTTTAAAGATTTTGGATACTTCGATAAATCAGGATTAAATGCATTCTTTGCAGGATTAACTCCAAATCCCTTATCTGGATTTAAAGGTACTGCTAATCCTTTAATCCATTTTTGTTGTTTCTTATCCCATCTTTTTGGCTCTACCAGTTTTGGTGTTTCAGTTTCGACCTTTAATCCTCTAGCTTCTACTTGTCTAGCTGATAAAGTTCTTACGCTACATCTACATCTGTAACCATTTGGAGGATACCATTTATCCCAAAACTCATTATCTGCTTTATATACTTTTCCATTTAAGGCTGAATGTGTAGGTCTTGTATTTCTATCTACAACTGCATCATACATCCAGTAAGGTCTTGATTTTAAAACTTCTGGTGATGTCATTTGTTTATAATGACCGATATTATATGCAGTTTGTATATTGGTTCTAAAAATATTATCTGCTTGAAAATTGCTAAGTCCCTCATATCCTCTTTGATCTAAGAAATTATTCATATTTTTCTTAAATTCTTTCATTGTGGTTCCATTTTCTAATGCCTTTAAAAGCTCATTTTGAAATTTCTTGAGCATTTGAATTGAAGTATATCCTGAAATAGTAAAGGCTTTTGATTTATACTCATCAGAGATTTTATAAAATTCTTTTGAGGATACTGGAAGTTTATCTTTAAAATATTCAATAGCTTTTTCAAACTTTAATGGCTCATTTAAAACCTCACTAAAATCTATATTATGAATACTCATTTTCTTTCATCCTTCCAAGCATATCTGCAAAGAACATACTTTTTTGAATAAGATCTTCAAGCTCATCACTATCCATATCTTGATATATCTTTTCAACTTCCTTTGTATTTGAAAGCTTTTCTTTAATTTCTTCTAAAGACTCTGATTCATTTATTAACTTTTGAATAGGCTCAAACATATTAGCAAATATATTTGAAACTTTATTTGTAACTATATCTGCCATATCATCTACTGAATTTTGATATTTAATTTCTATAGAATTATCAGTATCTGCTTTATTAGCTATCAAATTATCAGTATTATCTTTAAGTGCCATATGCTCAAATGGAACTACTACCTCTTCACCTTCTTCTGGCTTTGGTATTCCAAACTTTTCATATAAGTGTTTATGAGATATTTTCAATCCTATATCTTTAATTAAAATAGAATATGTATTTGCATTTTTTTCTGCATCTTCTGGTACTTCACAAGCAAACTTTACTTTAGGAATCCTTTTTGATTCTGAAAAGTTGAATAAGACAAGTGGCTTTATCAAGTCTCTTCTTATCGTTTGAGCTAGTGCCTTACAATCTGCTACAGTTAAATCATGCCTTACCTCGTTATGAGTTTTTGATTGAGCATAACTTCCTCCACCGCTATCAGATGTTAGTGTTTGTCCTAGTATTGCCTTACTCATTTCTCTGTTACAAAATTCTGCTAAGGCTTCATATACATTAACTGAGGTTGTCTTTGCTGATTCCTTGAATTCAATCTCTGTATCATCTGATATTATTCCAGCAGCATCTGTACCTAATCTTACTAAAGCTTCCATTAATGCAGCCTTATCCTCTGGTGACGTAGCTGTATTATATTTACCTAGTCTTAGTGGCATTCCAAAGGTTTCGCAAAATGAAACCCAATCCTTTACATCATAATTTTTGAATAAATACATCCAAGCTACTACCCTTAAAAGTCCAGCTCTTGATGTATGACCTGAACGAGCTTTGTATCTATGCATTATGAATTTATTCTTTGGAAGTTCTATTCCCATTGGATATTCTTCAGTCATAACTTTAAAAATATCTTTATAATCCCAAAAGAACTTCTTTTGATGTCTGTTTTTTATTTCTTTTATAACTACTTTATTATCTTCAACAGCCCACATAATTTCATTTATGGCAAATCCTTTACCTATTGCATCTAATAAGTCCATAAAGATTTCATCTATAGATTCAATGCTTTCAATTTCTCTTTTTACAAAATCACATATCCTTTTATCATGCTCTTCATCAGAGAATGGAAGTATTTCAAAGTCCAGTCCTGTAACTGCATTTTTTCTAGTTTGAAGCTGTGAAAATAGATGAGTATCCTTTTCTTCCATTTCTTCAAACATTTCCATTTGTCTTAACACTTCTCCCTGATCAGCTTCTCTAAATATTTGAGCAAGCTTTACTGGAGTTAGTCCATTTGATGGATATGTAGAGTATTTATCATAAACACTGGCTATTGCTATTTCCCTTTGAATAGGTCTTTTTGAACTTATAGGGATTCCATTTTTATCTACTATCAATCTCTACACCTCCTTAATAAGCTCCTTTTTTAAACCTAAGTATTCTACTCACTACAGACCTGTACTCTGTTGCTGAATTAGCATTTATTTTTTCTGCAAGCCTTACTGCCATTTCAAGACAATCTGGACCATCATCATTTGCACCCATTGGATAAGTCTTTAGTTGCTCAAGTAAGGTCTTATGCTTTGGATTGAATTTAATATATTTGTTTTTTACATATGGCTGTAACCTTTCAATCCTCATTTTTTTATCTGATGTATTGTATATTTCTTCAATTGGTAAATACTCATTTTGCTTTGCACTTTCTTTTGCAAGAGTATCTTTAAAGAAGTGCTGGAATTGGTTTGTTTCAACTCCTACTTTTGTATAACCTCTTGTATTATCTCTTTTAAGTCTCTTCTGACTTTCTATACTGTCACTAATAATTACATCAGGATGCCTTTTTTCTATACTTGCTTCATACACATACATGTATCCAGTTTTAGTATCCTTTGCTAAAATAACTATTGCTGAAGTATCACTTTTCTTATTTTTACCAAGGGATGGATCTATTGCTCCAACATATATGAACCTTCTGTCTGAAAAATCAATCTCAGCTTCGTTATAATAGTCAATCCATTCCTCATTGAATAAACAACTTGCAGGATCTATAGGTTCATTTTGAATCTCACTATTAAAACTTGCTTCTCCCTCAGATACCTTCATAACGATAAGTTTATAATATGAAAGCTTCTCTTCCCATAAAACCTCTGTTCCTTCAAGCATTTCTTCCTTATTTTCTTCAAAAAGCTCTAAGGCATCATCTTTTCTTTCAGTATTTTCAAGATCAGTATAAATACTCTCCCATACATCCCAAAGGTATTGGTTTTTTGCAAAAGATATTACCCCTTTGTACTTTAGGCAATCATATTCAGGATTATCTAAAACCTTAGCCAGTAAGCTGTCATAGTGAAGAAGTGTACCAATATAAACTATATCTGTGTATGTATCTCCTGCCTTACTTACTGCTTTATAGTACCAGTTAGCAAGCTTTTTTCTTTGCTCTGGAGTATTAACATTCTCATCATTTTCAACATCATCAAGAATAATAAGGTCTGGTCTCCAGTTCCTGTTTTTCCTACCTCTCACCTTTTTACCTGAACCAATAGCATTTACCTTAATTCCTGTTTTAGTAGTTATAGAACTACCTGCCCAGGGTTGCCCTGCTAGTTTTCCAAAATCCTTTAGTATAAGTGGATTTTCTTCAAACTCTGCTTTTATATCTCCTAAGAATCCTTCTGCTTGTTCACTAGAATCTGAAAGAATCATGATGAAATGCTTATATCCATAAACAATTGCATGAATAGTATTCTTAAATGTAAAGTTGGTTGATTTTGCATGTCCACGAGGTGCAGCAACTGCTTTTTTACAACCCTCTAGCTTATTTATTTCCTTTTTATCTTCTAGTGGATTCAAGGATTTAAGAACTCCTTCAAACCATATTTCATTTAGCTTTCTATGAAAGTCTGGTGATTTTCTAGTAAAATAATGTCTCAAATATGCTCTTCCAAAATACTCTAAATCTATGGCTGCCAGTTTTCTTCTAAGACCCTTTTCTCCATCCAAAGGTCTACCATCTTTATATTCTTTATAAAGATTCTCTCTAAGATCTAAAAAAGTATCATTTTTCTTTTGAACATATTCAAGAAATAATTCTTTTTGATATTTTTCAGAATCTATTAATTCTTGGTCTTCCTCATATTCTAAGGCGATTATATATTCATCTATCTTAATCATCTTCAATCACCTTATTTTTTGCTTCTTGTAATATAGTACTTAACTTAGGTCCTAATTCCTTATCGTGCTTAATCATTTCTAAAAGCTTTCCTTCCAATTCTTCAAAAGCAAGTTCAGCTTTTTTCTTCATGTCATATTTAACCTTATCTTTATAACTCTCAGTTCTTGCAGCAGATACTAAAAGTCTTCCTGCCTTATCCAAAGATAATTCCTCAAACTCTTCATCTGCTGTAGCCATTTTTTCAGCTAATCTCCTAATCATTATTTGAAGTCCTGCTCCTGTATAATCTTCTGTTGGATTAGCTTGTATTGCTCTTATTAGACTATTTATTTGATTTTGTGCTTCTACTATTCTTTGAGATGCTTTATTAGCTCTTAGAGCATATCTTCCTACTGCACTTCTACTTATGTTATGTCCTTGACTTTTGAGCCACTCAGATATTTCTTGATATGTAATACTCGCATCTAAAATCATTTCATCAATTTGAATCTTTATATCATTAGGAAGCTGGTCAATCTTAGATGTTACTCTAGTTCTCTGCCTTTTATCTCCCATTAAATATCCACTCCTGGGTCCTCTTTCGTTCCTTCTACTAAATCAACTCCCTTAGAAGTTAGCTTTACTGCTCCATCATTTCTGTAGACGTTATATGCAGTTATATGCTTGTCTACAAAAGTTATATATTCTTTGTCCTGTAGATAATCTAAATGCTTAGATATATCTGGTGAAACTATAAGTCCATCATTAATAAGTGCATTAGTTAATTGTCTAACTAAAAGTGTATTTTGATTTCCTTTAACCAAAGAACGGATTATATATCCTCTAATAGCCTTATTTTGTTTTATCTGAAATTCTCTATCTTCCACTTGTATACTTCCCCCTATCCATCATACATTCATAAATCTTATCTAGCTTATTATCAACATTGTTTGTAACCCTAATGAAGTCTTCTCTAGTTACATAAATAAAAGGTAAATCACTTTTTAAATCATCTAATTCTTTTTCTAACTCTCCAATTTTTCCTTCAAGCTTATTTTCAACTACATCCACTTTAGATTCAGTTGCTTCAATTCTTTTTTCAAGTCCTGCTAAAGTCTTTTTTAAAAAATAGGTTATAGCTCCTATTCCACATAATGTTGCAGTTTCTAAAATCCAATTAAAATCCACTACTTAGCCCCCTTTAAATTTAAAACCTTATCCTCTATAGTATTTTTTATATACGTTCTTGCATCTCCAAGAGTATCTTCTAATAAATCTAAATACTCAGGCTCTAGAGTTTTTCTTATTTCGTCATAAGCCTCAATAGCTAAGTATTTCAATTCAGATTTATCCTTTAATCCTTGTGATATAGATTTTTTAAGCTTCTTAACTGTTGTCTGCTCTATCTTATTAACTGTCTTCTCAACTACATCATCTAGTCTGTTAAGTGCCTGTTCAACAAGCTTTCTTTGAGCTTCATCCTCAAGCTTCTTAGTTTCCAAGCTTAATTTATCTGTAAGCTTTTTAATGTAATATGTTGAATATGCTCCTGCTAATGTAACTAAAGCCATCCCTATACTTACTAAGGTTTCATTTACTAACTCTTTCATAAAAATCACCTCTTCTAATTAAATTTTCCAAATAAAAAAACTACCAATATTTAACTCATATTGGTAGTTTACTATCTTTATCTTTTATATTCAGTTATTAGCACTTGAAAGTTTTTTTTGAATAATTCATTCAAATTATCTATTTAATTGATTCATTGACAAAGCTTATTTGTCCATCTAAATTATCTTGATTAATTATATTTCTTATTGTACTTTCTGAAAGATTATATTTTATAGCTAATTTCTTATAATTCATTCCATCAAATTCAAACCTTATTTTTTTATCTCTAGCTGGTTTAACTATGCTATCGCATTTTGGAATATATATCATTCCTCCACCAAAGTTTTTACATAGAATTATTGTATTTTCAACTCCAATAAGCTTAGCTATTTCCTTATAAGCTTCTGGAATCATATCTATAGGTATTTCTTTAATCCATTTTTCTTCCATTAGTTTCATCACCACCTGATAAAAAGCATTTCATTATAATTTTGAATAATCAGTACCTTTTATAAAATCAATACTTTTTAAAAGAGTTACTGCAAATTCTCCCCATTCTACTGTCTCATTACCTTTATGCTCTGATGATATAATCTCTAGTTCCTTTAGCTTTTTTATGTATTTATCTCCCCAATGCTCATTATCTTTTAACTTTGAAATGAACCTTTCCCAAGGAAATACTTTACCAGGACAACTTTTATAATGTGCATAATCACAATGCTTTTTTATATGCTCTATAGAAATATTATGCCTTTTCATTATGTCCTTTGTCAAACTTATTAAAGATTCAAACTGAGCTTCATTAGGTTCATAATTATCGAAATTACCAGTTAAGCATATTCCTATACTATGATGATTCATGCTTTGTTCCTTACAATGTGCTCCTACAGCTCCTTCATCTCTTCCTTTTTGAATTTCACCAGTCTTTGGTATAACATAATGATATCCTACATCCTTCCATCCTTTTGACATGTGGTATCTTCTGAACGATTCTACATCACCTTGGTCGGTTGCACTATGATGTATGATTATGTATTTTTTCATTTGTTTCATCTCCCTTAAATTTATTTTTTGAATGTAAATCCATGCATTAAAAGAATTTCTTGATCTGTAGGTTGCTGGTAATACATATCATCACTAGCACCAAATATACCTGACCTTATAAGTTTTAAAAATCTTTTAACATTGGATTCATTAACTACAATATTTCTTTGCTCTAAAGCTTCCTTTACTTTATCAAGATCCACAGTAAGTTCTATTTTAATCTTTGCTTGCATACTACTCATCCTCTCTATAAACTTTTTATAGGTTCAATAACCTCTTCAAATAGTTCTTTTATCTTATATGAACCATCACTCTGTTCTCTTTTTTGATGCTCAAACTTCTTCCACTCCATAGCCAGCTTCATTACTTTCAAAGCTCCAACCTCTTCAGGAGTAACTTTATTTATATATCCAGTACTTGGTGCCATACAGCTAACTGCTCTATAAAGATAAATAATATCGCCTATACTATTGAACTCTTTAAATTCATCAAGCACTTCCTTAGCAAATTTCTTTCTATTAAGCCTTTGTTTTATGGGAGGTATAAGTCCTTTTTCTCTAAGTTCAGCTCTAATCTCAGCTTGTAGCTTTTTTTCTCTTTGAGTCATTTTTTTCTTTTTTGCCATAATATCACCTTCCTAACTCTTTGAGTTTATTTCTTCTATCAATGCTTTATTTCTAAATTCCATGAACTCATCTTTTAACTGATTATATTCTTTTTCATCTATTATTCCTTTTCTCATCATAACCCAAAGTGAGAAATATCCTAATTCTAGTTTAAAAATGTCTTCTGTATAATATGCATTAGATTCACTTGCTTGACCTGCTATGAAATCTAAAAATAGATTGCATTGATTGTCTACTTGTTTTGCCATAACATCATCCTTCCTAACTCTTTTCTAACATTTTTTTAAGACTTTCAATAAGTCTCCATGCATCTTTACTCGTTAGCCATTCTAGCTTTTCCACTTTATAATATTTTTTTATAAAAGCTATTAGTCTTTTTGGATTGTCTTCCCAATTAAGTTCTTTTTCCAGTTCTCTTATTTTCCATATTTGCTCTTTACTTGCCCTTTTTTCTCTTTTAGTAACTCTATCCTTTTCTTTTCCTAAAGCTAAAATAACTTTGTTTAATTCTTTAGTAGTTAGCTCTCTCATGCTTTCTTTTCCAGTTTCTCTAAATATTATTGAATAAAGTTCTTCATCTGAAAGGTTTAGCTCTTTAGATTTTGCAAGACCCCAGATATTTTTTATCTGAGGTCTAAATTTTTTCTTAGCTTGTACCATGTTCTCACATCCTAAATATATAAATTCTTAGTTTGTTTTATAAAAAAAGCTTTCATCTACTTTTATATTTGCTCCAACATTTTTTAAGGCTTCTGGAGAATATTTTTTAAGAGCAGTTTTATTAATGCTTTCTTTTGTACTAATGCAATCTGTCATTTTAAAATTTTTAAGATGTTCAAGTGTGTTTTGAGAATCTTCAATTACTACTTTTGTGCTTTTTCTAAATCCAATCTCTCCAAATATAAGCTTTTTACTTTTTCCTTTGATATCAGCTTTATTACTTTCAGTAAATTCTTCAATTTCCTTTTCTAATTTTTTTATATTTTCTTGAAGTGGCTTTATTTGCATTTCTGCTTCAAGCTTCATATCAGATATTTTAATGTCTGAATCCACCGTAATTTTTTTAATCTGCATTTTATCCTCTGCAACTTCTTTTAATGTTAAATTCACATCATCCCAATTTTTTAATCCATTTGTATTTGCCATTTTAATTCCTCCCATAAGTTTTTATTTTAAGAATCTAATTCAATAGATTTTATTTTACCTACACTAACTTCAAAAGCTATGTGCGTTATCTCATTAATTTCCTTAAGTGCAACTACTGAAATTTTGCTTAAATCAGGCTTTTGGATATAGTTATCTTCCACATGCTTTAATATACTATTTACAGCTTCTTGCTTATCTACAATATCCTCTTTGTAGCTGTTTACAGCTACTGTTATAATATCTCTAAGATTTAATCCCATTATCTTCACTCCCCCTTAACAATTAGTTTGAATAAGGAGGGATAATCCCCCCTCCTATTTATAACATCATCATAGAACTAGCTTGATTTATAAGTTGTAGAGTTATTTTCTTGTCATTATAATCAAGTCTTAAAACGTTTTTCAGTGTTCTATCTAGTAATCTAAAGCATCCAGTTTGATGGTTTGTAGCACGTGATATTAATTCCTCTAAGGCTTGATTAGTTATATCAAAACCTTGTAAATATTCAGTTACTTCTTCTCTGCTAAGACCTTTTAATGAATAGTAAAAACATATTCTATTTGCAAATCTTACATCTAAGGTTCTAATTAATGATTCAAGGTTAGGCTCTCCTGCTACAACTAGACCAAAGCTATACATATTTGAAGATTCTTCTTCTCTTTTGGTTTTAACATGATCGAATATAGTTCTTAGTATTTCTAGCTTAGTTATTGTATCCTTTGAAATAAGCTTGTCAGCTTCATCTACAATCAAAAGGTATCCCTTGTTTATTTCAAAGAACTGTTTTATAGTATTAACTCTTTTCCATATTGATCCCCTTCCTTCTGGAAGTCCTATACCTTCTTCTATTGCTTCAATTAAATCTCTACAAGCCATAGAAACGTCACATTCGATATATACAACTCTATCTAATGTTGCATATTTTTTTAGTGTTTTAGTCTTTCCAAATCCACTTCTCCCAACTATCATTCCAAGTTCGCCTTCTTCTTGGCAAGCTTTACAAATAGCCATTATATTTCCAGTGTCTTCACTTATGAAGAACTCTCTATTTATTTTCACACTTGAATTATCTGATTCTACTTTTTCAAGAAATTCAATTAACTTTTCTTCAATCTCCGTTGAATCACTTTTATATTTTCCACTTAAATATTGGCTTAGTGTACTTCTTGCGTAATCTATTTCCCCAGCTACATCAGTTATGCTCTTTTTATTTTCTGCTATATATCTATTTACTCTATCTACTAAGTTTTCTGTACTTTGATATGTGTTACTCATTCAAATCCCCTCCATTACCCTAGCTTTTTAAATAGTTCTTCTACTTGTGTTTTTTTCTTTTCAAAATAACTATTTTTAAGCTTTTTATCTGTAGTCTTTATCTCATCTTTATTATGTTTAATGTCTTCTTTGTATCTATTATCATTAATTAATGCAGTAACTTTCTGACTTTCCTTTTTAATCTCAGGAGCAGCTTTTTTCTTACCTGCATTCTCAATAAGAATTTCTTTATCTCTTTGTCTTTCCTCATAAGTCTTACGTCTTTCTTTAACTCTTTCCTTAACACTCTTCTCGTGCTTTTTCTGAGTTTTATTATGTTCTATAAAGGCTTCTTCTGATATTTTAGGTCCTATATTTAGAAGTTCATAACTTACTGCTTCGCAAATTCTCTTCCCTTCAAGATCATAGACTAAAACTTTAGTTATATCCTCTGGGTAGTATTTAAACTGTACTTTCTTTCCTACAAATCTACTTAGTTCCTCATGAGTGTAATGAACTATCTTACCTTCAATAGTTCTCTGAATACCTGTAGTCTTAACTTTTCTAATCTCACCTTTCATCAATAAGCTAATTGCATATTCAAGTGGTGGTGCAGGTTTGTAGTATTTTTCTGAATTATTAAAGGTAGAAATTGGAGATGGAATTTCCTCTCCTTGAATCATCAATCCGTGATGTTTTCTTGGATGATATTTCTCCACTACCCATTTTTCAAAGTGCTTTGCACATTCTTCCAAAGTCATTAACTCTTCTTTTTCAAGCATTTCTTTAATATTTTTTTCTACTTTTGCAGATGTTTTTGCACCTGATAAAGTTCCTGTATATGACTTTATTCGTTTTGAGAACATTGTACATACTGTTCCAAATAATCTCTCAACTTGTGCCTTTGACCAAGGTTGATAAGGTAAACTTCTCATATCATCTTCAATCCCTATACTTCTATAAAATCCTTTTGAATCTTCATCAAAGGTAAATCTTACATTTCTTGGTCTACCTGTTAAAGTTTCTGCTGTATATTCCTTACCATTATCTATAAGAAGGTACTTTGGTACTCCATAAGGAAGATTTGGATTTTTCTTTGGGTAAATAGTATTTATAAGGCTTTCCTTCATAATCTGAGCATCAGGTGCTTCACATATAACCCATCCTACTAATGCTCTAGTCTTCATATCTAACCAAGCTATCAGGCAAGGTCTTATAGCTTGCCATCTTCCATTTGGTCTTAACACACGAACCCAAAAGTCAAACTTATGAACATCCCCTTGAACAACTTCAAGAACCTTTAAATCTTTTGTGTTTCTGAACTTTTTGACCATCCATTTATTCTTCCAATATCTAAGACCTTTAGCTACTAAGTCCTTTGCTCCTTCTCCATCTTCATTAGCTATATAATTTGCATATCTCCAAACTGTATCATAAGAAGGAATCTTCTTTCCAGTAAGACCTTTCATTTCAGCTACTTCTAAAAAGTCTTCATAAAGATTTGTTATAGTTTGATTGTTTTGCTGAAAATCTTTATCATAAAATATATTTTCAATGTATGCTTTAAGTTCTTCTGAAAGTGATGGAAAATCATTCTCTTCTTTTGGCTTTCTGCAAACTGCTAAAATTTTTATAAAGTCATGATTTTTACCAGTTTCTGCTTCTAGCTTCATCGCCCATCCATGTGCTTCTGAGTAAGCTTTTACATAATCAAGAAAGCTTCTTTTGCTTACTTCAAATTTTTTTGCAAGTTTTTCTGCGAATTTCCCTTTAGTCTTACCTTCTTTTTTGTTAGGTATAAAATTTAAATACTCATTTATATATTTTGAAAGTTCCACTCCTTTAAAGAAGTATTCAGGATATTTTGTCTTGTACCAGTTGTAATCTGCATATACATACCAAGGAGTATC